AGATGGAATTGAATTGATACCAACAAGTGCATACAGATCTTATTATTATCAGAAACGAGCTCGCATTGAACATAGAGCAAAAGATCCTAATTATACAATTGCAACCGAAGGTAGATCAAATCATGGTCTCGGACTGGCTGTAGATATTGCAATTCCTGGTTGGTCACGTAATGTAGATCCATCTAATCTTCCAGTATGGAAATGGTTAAATAAAAATGCTGGACGTTATGGATTTAAACAAAAAGCATCTCTGAAATTTAAAGATGCTGTTCACTGGTCTCGTACACCAACTGGCGGATAAGCCATATAAATAAACCAAAAAGAGTAGCAAATGGCTGTAACAAAAGTATTATCAAAACAGGATGGCAATTTATCGCAGTCATCTATTATCACGACAAGGAAAGTACCTTATCGTGATATTGACCTTACTTTTGCTGCGAAACCAAATGGCGAATTATATGTTAAGAAAGATGCATCTGCTGTACAGCAATCATTAAAGAATCTTATTTTAACTAACCATTTTGAAAAACCATTCTTACCTTTTTTTGGTGGCAATATTAGAGCTTTATTATTTGAACTAGCTGATGATGAAGTAGATGAAGAAGTACGCGATAATATAATCCAAACGGTTCAGATTTATGAACCAAGAGCTTTAATACAAGAAATAGACGTTAAGTCTGATCCAGATAGAAATTCAATTAGTGTTACTATTGAATATCAGATACTTAACTCCTCAGAAACTCTTACATTTACTACATCAGTATCAAGGTTGAGATAACATGGTAACGACAATTAGATCAACAGCTTTAGACTTTAATAATATTAAAAACAATCTAAAGACGTTTCTTGCAAATAAAGAAGAATTTAAAGATTATAACTTTGAAGCTTCAGGTCTTTCAAATATTCTGGATGTGTTGGCACATAACACTCATATGAATGCTTTGATAGCAAACTTTGCTTTAAATGAATCTTACCTTGGAACTGCTCAATTAAGAAGTTCAGTTGTATCCTTGGCAGAAGGTGTTGGTTATATCCCTGATACTGATACAGCTTCTCAGGCAAAGGTGAGAATTACTTTTACAACCACCACTGAACCTAGAGATACAATTATTGAATTGCCTCCATATACTAAATTTAATACGACTGTTGATGATGTTAATTATGTTTTCCAAACAGTAGAATCTTATTATGCTACTGATGATGGTACTGGTTTTTATGAATTTAAAACTGCTGATGGATTAAATCAAATTCCAATCTATGAAGGCACATTTAAAACTAAAACTTTCTTTGTTGGTGAATACGAAGATAATCCAGTTTATGTAATTCCAGATGGAACTATTGATGCTGATACTGTAACAGTAAAAGTATTTCCAAGTGCTACAAGTTCAGACTTTACAGCATATCAAAATATTCTAAATGCAACATCGATTAGTTCTCAATCTACAGTTTATATTTTAAGAGAAGCTCCAAACGGAAATTTTGAGTTATCATTTGGTGATGGTTCTACTTTTGGTATTGCACCTGAAGCTGGTAATAGAATTGAAGTTGAATATCTATCAACAAAAGGTGCAGTAGCAAATGGTGCTACCACATTCACAGCTCAAAGTACTTTAACGGGCGGTGGAGTTACAGCAACATTAAGTTCAACAACTCTTGTAATTTCTGTTGGAGGCGATACAAAAGAATCTATTGAATCGATCCGTAAGAATGCTCCATTCCAATATGCTACACAAAACCGAATGGTTACTGCAGAAGATTATTCATCTCTTATTTTAAGAAACTATTCAACTCTTATCCGTGACATTGCTTCTTGGGGTGGCGAGGATGCTATTAATCCAGAATTTGGAGCAGTCAACGTAGCTATTGCTTTTGAAGATGATGTTAGTGCTGCTTCTATTACAACAACAAAACAAGGCATTAGAGATCTCGCAAATCAGCTTTCAATTACTTCATTTAATCTTAGGTTTGTTGATCCAATTGAAACGTTTATTGAATTAGATTTATTCTTCCAGCTTAACCCGAAATTAACAGATCTTACGTTAAATGCTGTGACATCAAATGTAAATAGCGAAGTTAGTAATTATTTTACAAATAACACTGGTAACTTTAAACAGGCATTTAGAAGATCTAATCTATTAACAGAAATTGATGAATCTAATATAGCTATTCTTTCTTCCAGAGCTAATGTTAGAATGCAGCAACGTTTTACCCCATCGGCACCTGCTATTATTACTGCATTGAATACTATTTTCTCTGATCCGGATAATACATCAAGCACAGATATTAATAAAATTGTTGAGTTTATATCTAATAAACAATATAATGAAGCAGCAAACTATATTATTAATAATGATTTAAGTGGAGAAAACTTTACTACAGTTCTTAACGTTGTATCAGGAACTGCTTCAAATGTACAACAACAAATTAGATTCCCAGCTGCAATTGCCACGCCGGATGATGTAAATTATACTATAACCAGTAATGAATTTACGTTAAATGGTGTTACTTGTATATTAAGGAATCAATTAAGTTCTAATATAATCCAAGCAGTTAATGTTGCAGGTGGAGTTGTAGTTGTTGATAATATTGGTAATTATAATGCTGCAACAGGTATTGCAACAATTAGATATTTCAATCCAACTAATATTGCTGGTGGACTAACTCAAATTAAACTTTCAGCAGTTCCAGCAAACCAAAGTGCTGTGGTTCCAGAAAGAAATGAATTTATTAGTTATGATCCAGATCGTTCAACTATTCAGGCAATCACCACAACGGCTACTAACTAATGTCTCAATATACTGATAAAACATTAAAAGATAATAACCGTAGACTTCTGAATTTAAACCGTTCAGAAATTGAAAAGGTATTACCTGAGTATTTTACTGAAGACTTTCCAGATCTTATTCAATTATTTGAAGCCTATTACGAATATTTAGATACAAATGAAAACTTTGGTAATAAGATCCATGATCTAAATAGAAATAGAGATGCTACTCAAGTTTCTGATGATCTATTACAATATTTAGAAGATGAACTTCTTTTGGGTCAAGCTTATTTTGGTGGATTCTTAAATAAAAGAGAAGCCGTTAAATTCTCTAATTTATTATATAGATCAAAAGGTACTAAGTATTCTATTGAACAATTTTTTCGTGGTTTCTTTGGTGTTGACCCACAAGTAATATATCCAAAAGAAAATGTTTTTACAGTTGGTCCAGCAATTGATTACGATTTAAATGGAACAAATGATGGCGGTGAACAAGTTAAAATAGAAGCTTCTCAAATTGGTCCTGAATCACAAAGATTTATTACTGATGATAAATTATATCAAACTTTATCTGTACTAATTAGAGTTGGTATTCCAGTGAAAGACTGGATTGATGTTTATAAATTATTTGTCCATCCAGCTGGTTTTTATTTAGGATCTGAACTATTAATTGAAGCGGTGAATACAAATATTCTTACAACTATTCAAGATGCAGTTGGTGATCCAATTGAAGAAGGCGTAGCACAATTCGTTGATGCTCAAATTACGCCAGAAGCATTTGCAGAAGTTACATTCTTGAATTACACTAGTATCGATCATAACGAAATGCAGCGTCAGAGAATTGATCAGACATTTGATGATGTTGGAGATTATATTATTGATAGTGCTCAAGCTGGTTATGCGGATCAGTATGAGCTTCTATCTACATCATCGCCAACAATGGACGATTCAGATGGCATGGTAATGTCAATGGATTCAGATGGTGGATTCATTGCTCTGAAACCAACATTCGACCAACATAGATATGACACACTATTTGATTCAGCAGGTAACTCTGCAGATTCTGCGCATTATCCGCTTGAACACATATAAATAATCTAAATTAATCTAAGGTTTTAAAATGGTAAAACAGGTTGTTAATACAGGCACATTAGCTAACGATGGAACAGGCGATACGCTGCGTACGGCTGCAACCAAGATCAATAATAATTTTACAGAATTATATGACGTTCTTGGTGGAGATGGTATTGCAGTTGGTGGCGGTTCTGTTCTTACAGATAGTGGCTTTGATATTATTGGAACAAGTTTTAGAACTAAAATTGGTGCCGTTGAACCAACTGCAGAAAGAAGTATTGATTTTCCAAACGCGTCTGGGCAGGTAACTGTTAATACAGCAACACAGACTCTTACTAATAAGACTATGGATTTAGACACTAATACATTTAGTGGATTTCAAGGCAGCAGTTTTTTACTATCAACTTCCGGTGGACTTCTTGATAGTGCTACTCATAAATCTATTCCAACGGGTAATGTTGTAGGCGATAGCGATACTCAAACACTTACCAATAAAACTCTTACAGATCCAACAATTAGCAGACCTAACATTCAAGAATGGCTAGCAGATTCTTTAGGAAATCCAGTTATTTCATTTACTGCTACTGGTAGCACAAGAAACAGAATCCAAGTATTATCAAGTGCTTCAGGTTCAGCTCCATCAATTAATACTCTAGGAAGTTCAGATACTAATATTAATTTAAGTATCAATTCAAAAGGAACTGGATCTGTTATTATTGATAAAGCAGCATACGCAACAGCAACTGCGGCGAATGGAACGCAAGCCTCAGCTCAAGCTGGGGTTATTTTCTTAACAGGTACAACAACTGGTACAGTTACTTTTGCAGATGGAACAACTGCAGGAGAAACAGTAACATTTATTCGAAGAGGTGGTTCAGGTACAATTACTCTTACTCCTGCCACATTTGCTCAAGGTACATCAATTGAATTGGAAGCCAATGAGACAGCTACACTAGTATACGATACGTCTACTGGATGGAATCTCGTTGGTGGTTATGGTTATAACGTAGTTTAATAGGAAACAGATATGACAGCAATTATTCTTAATCCGATTAAAGATATTTTTACACAGAAAATCTTTAATGAAAACCAAGGGACAACCATTGGTGATTCTGATAACTATTACTACATTGGGGTTGGACATTCTCAGCAATGGCAGGCAGAAGACAATACAGATAATACTGTAATTCCTACTGATGCTGAAAGAACTGAAAAACTATTTAGATATAACCTACAATCAATCAAAGCTGTTGAAGCGTTTTCCTATGTTGTTCCTTTATATGATTGGTCTGCAAATACCGTTTATTCAGCATACAATGATAATACAGTTGGCCAACCGTCACAAAGTTATTATGTAAGAACTGATGATGGTAACGTATATGTTTGTATCCGTCAAGGTAAATCAGCTGCAGGTGTAGCTCAAGTCTCACAAAATAAACCGGATCATTCAGATACAAGTCTACCAATTGAAGCTGATGGATATATCTGGAAATACCTTTACACTATTTCAACAGGTGATACAAACAGTTTCTTGACATCAAACTTTATGCCAGTAAAACTAGTTGATTCAGCTTCAGTTACTGATCCATATTATAGCCAATACTTAATTCAAAACGCTGCGACAAGTGGTGAAATTATTGGATATAGAGTTGTAAATGGAGGATCCGGGTACTCAACTCCTACACTTGAAGTAATAGGTGATGGAACTGGAGCCGCAGCCCATGCTATTGTTTCTTCTGGTGTTATTACTGCAGTAGAAGTTGGGGATAGTGCAAATGTTGGAACAACAGGTTATCCATCAATCCAATCTGCACTA